GCCATGAATGCAGGGTGACAGGCGTCTGAATGTTTTTCACGAACTAACTCAAGCCAATCTTCCGCAACCATCGTAACAAGCCACGGGCGTTTGTTTTTTCTATGGGCCACAACTGGCATACTCTTGCCACAGTCTCGTTGGGCCTGTTCCATTGCTTTATCAATGTTGAGGGCCTCAACCCGTTTGACCTCAAAGTGAAAAGGGAGGTTCGAGACAACATCGGGCGACTCAGGGCTGCCGGAGAATTGACGCCCGCGGCGCGCTTCAAAACCTTTTTCTTTGAGGACGTCACGCCACTCACGTTCTCCAACCTTGCCTTTTTGACAACTGTTCATTAATCATATGTGTTCCAAAGCGTTTTGGCAGAATGAACTTAATTTGACAATTGTCAACTGAATACCCAGACTATTCCCTTGCCTACAGAACGTTATGGAAAATCCTGGCCCGACGGAGCCGGCGATCTCGATATTGAATTGCTCGCCTTCAAATGGGGATTGCGCCCGGAAGATGGAGGTTTGGGCAAGGCTCAGCATTTTAAAAACGTGGTCAATTTGTTGTGGCCTTACCATAAAACTAAGAACAAAAATGGATTTCATTGGCATCCCTGGGCCGATTGGATGATTGAACGGGCGTGTGAACACAATTATCTAGCCATTTCCGGCCCCAAATCTTCGGCCAAAACTTCTACTATGGCTATGTGGGGGCTTGTTAATTGGTTGTGCGCTCCGCACGAGACTCTTGTGTTGGTAACCACCACTAGCGTTCGAGAGGCAAGGAAACGTTTATGGGGTTCAATACGTGAACGATACATGCAGGTTCCAGGATTGCCGGGTAAATTGATTGATTCAATGGGTAAAATTGTGTTGGACGTATCGGAATCCGGCGAAGCATCGGATCGATCCTCTATAACTCTGGTTCCTTCGAGTCCAGACAAGGAAAAAGAAGCGACAGCCAAACTGATTGGTTTGAAGAATAAACGGGTATTCTTGATTATTGACGAAGCTACCGACGTAACCAATTCTGTGTTTGAAGCTATCAACAATCTTAATGCTAACCCTCAGTTTCAATGCGTCGCTCTTGGAAACTTTAATTCTCAATATGATCCTTTCGGAGTGTTTTCAACCCCAAAAGATGGCTGGAATTCTATTACGGTCGACGCAGATGAATGGGATACCAAGATGGGGAAATGTATTCATTTGGACGGACTTAAAACGCCCAATATAGAACATAACGACAAGTGGCCATTTTTGCTTACATCAAAACAGGTAAAGTATGCAATTGAAAACGAAGGGGAGAACTCTCTATCATTTTGGCGTTTTATAAGAAGTTTTCCTGCTCCTGTTGGAGCTGAAGAGGGCATTTATTCAGAAGCTGATTTTAGAAAGTATGACGTGACTAAAGAACCTCGATGGTCAAATGCGCCCATGTTTTTGGCCGGTTTCGATCCCGCATTTACAAACGGGGGAGATAGGTCTGTATTGGCTATTGTTAAATACGGCCAAAGTGAGGAGTCTGGCCCAGCTGTAGCTCTGCATAAATTTCATCATTTGAGAGAAGATGTAACCAAACCGGAGCCCAGGAATTTTCAAATTGCTCGAGAAGTTATTCGCTTGTGCAATGAATCTGGCGTACCCCCCGAAAGATTGGCGGTAGACGCAACCGGAGCGGGTGATCCTTTTTGCGACATTTTAGCCGAACTTTGGTCACCTAGAATTGTTCGTATCAAGTTTGGGGAAAAAGCATCTACTTTACCAGTCAGCATAACAAACCCTATTCGAGGATTGGATAAATACACTAATCGGGTTACAGAACTCTGGTTTTCGGGTGTTGAGTATATGAGGTCAGGTCAGCTTAAAGGAATACTTCCTGATTTAGCAAAAGAAATGACCGGTAGAAAATACACCACTACAGCTGGTGGCAAGGTTACAATTGAGCCAAAACGGGACTATAAACTTCGTCTTGGCCGATCCCCCGATTTGGCTGATGCTTTTTTCCTTGGGCTTGATCTTGCTAGACAAAAGCTTGGTATTCAAGCAGGTTCTCTTGTTGGCGGTAAAATGAGAGACTCCTGGCAAAACCAAGTAAGAAAACTAGACCGAGTAGTCGCAGACTCTTCATTCTTGGGTTAATTCAAATCTGATTGACAGGAACATAGCCTTCCCCCATACTAGGCAAACTTGTGGAGCCCAAATACACTCTCTCTTCTCCTAAAGACGATTCCTTGTTAAATTTGGATAACAAGGGTAAAGCGCCAAAAACTAGGATTACAGACCAAAAAGGTTTGCATGGCTTGTATCAGCAACTGTATTTGGCCGACGAACAGTCTGCCCGAGATCGTTCTCGCATTATGGATATGTTTGACGGGGCAGCTCCTTATGACCCGGTTGTTCTACGTAGACTAGGTCAAAGTTATCGCGCAAACCTAAATTTTGGAGAAGCCGGAGCCGATCTTGAAAAAGCTCTTACATCGTATAATGATCTTGTAACTTCTGTTGATCGTTTAGCCAATATTAAGACCAAATTTGGCGATGAAAGTCAAAGAGAAGAGTACGGGTCAATTATTGCCGAAGAGTTTAATCGATTGATTACAAAAGATTGGGATAGTTTTTATTTTAAGCAGCAGTTGCTTTCTTACTATTTTGTTTCCCAAGGTTTGGGTATTGCGTTTTTTGAAGACGAAAGAAGCTGGAAGTGGAATGTTTGCCCAATTGGTGATTTTTTTATTCCTCGCGGAACTTCGGCAACTGAAGGAAAAGTTGATATTGCTTGCGTACGTAGGATTTATTTAACTCACGAACTCTACGAATATATTAAAGATCCGAAAATTGCTGCTCAAGCCGGATGGAATGTTGAAGCTGCCCGTCAAGCAATTCTTGACGCGACCACTACATTCCCTTCCGATGGCCTGAATTGGGAAGAACTGCAACGGCAAATGAAAAATAACGATCTTTATTTTGCCCATGTTCGTTCGAAAGAGATTCATGTTGTACATTATTATGTTCGAGAATTTGACGGATCTTATTCTCACGCAATTGGCCGAAGAGACGGTCATGGCGATTTTTTATTTAAAAAGATTGGTTTGTTTAAAGACGCTTCGGAGGCTTTTCACATTTTTACATACGGAGTTGGAAATGGCACGTATCATTCTATTCGTGGCCTTGGCTATAAGATTTTTCCCCATATTCAAATGACCAATCGTTTGCGTTGCGCCATGGCTGACGGAGCAATGTTACAAACTTCTGTTCTTCTTCAGCCACAGAGCGGAGAAGATGTTTCCAGGATGTCAATGGCGTATTCTGGGCCTTTATCTTTTTTACCTCCCGGGCTTAATGTTGTACAAACTCAATATCCAAATCTTGCGGCGAATGTACAACCGTTAATTAACGAGATGGCAATGGTGCGCCAGAGTAATACTGGTTCTTACAGAACGCAGATGAATGCTCCTTCAGGAAATCCAAGAACCGCTACGGAAGTTGAAGCTCAAGTTGCGAATGAAACTATCCTTACCACGAATTCAATGAATTTGTTTTATGTTCCGTGGGGCAGATTGTTAAGAGAGCAATTTAGGAGATTGCAACGGGATGTTTGGATTCCCGGAGAAAACGGGGCAAAGGAAGCTGCTTTATTTCGCACCCGCTTAGAAGAGCGAGGAGTCCCGTGGGAAGCTGTTAAAGCTGTATATAGTGTGGATCCAGTTAAATCAGTTGGGCTAGGATCTCCAGCAGCTCGTATTACCGCCTTCAATGAGTTTATGGGCATGTTGCCCCGTTTTGACGAAGTAGGACAAGTTAATGCTATTCGGGATAGAATTGCAGCTCGTGTTGGGTACGATCAAGTTGATCGTTATTTACCCAATCCGAATGTGAAGAATCGTATCCCTGCCGATGCTAAGATTGCTCAATTAGAAAATGCAGCTATGCAGGAAGGCAAACAAATGACTGTACTTCCGAATGAAAATCATTCCGTTCACTTATCTGTTCATCTTTCGGAAAGTGGAAATGTTGTACAGGCCGTTCAAAACAAGCAAGTCGACAACAAACAACAGACATTGGCTTATTTGTCAGCAATGTTCCAGCATGTAAACGATCATTTTGTTAGAATTGCTCAAGATCAAACCAAGCAAGGTGAACTTGGTCAGATTAAAATGGCTATGAATTTGATGCGTGAGGCGGTCGTCAATCTTCAACGTGACGTAGAAGAGGATATTCGAAAGGCCAATGAAGAACAGCAGCAGATGGCGTTACAACAGGGACAAATTCAACCCATAAGTCCGCAGATGCAGATGAAAATGCAAGAGCATCAATTAGACATGCAGTTGAAACAGGAAAAAGCTATGTTGGACGCAAAGTTTAAAGAAGCTGAAATGAAGCAAAAATTGTCTTTACAAGATGCTCAGGCGGCGGCTAGTTTAAGTGCTGCGTTGAAAACTAACACCGCACCAAAAGCATGACATTAAACGATTGGAATAAACGAGACGATTTTAAAATTGCTTGGAAAACCTTTTGTCACTCTGAAGCTGGAAAAGCTTTTAAACAAGTCTTAATTAATCTTGGAATTCCCATTCCAACCATGCCCCCTTCTGGCGTTGACTTTATTGATTGGAATGCAACTTTAAACGCAAGACGAGAAGGTTATTTTGAAGCTGTCAGAGTAATCAATTCTTTGTCTGAAGATTTTGTCCAGAAGGACGAATTACCAGAACCCTGGGAAACAAAAACAGAAACCACAGACCAATAAGGAAAATAAACCATGAGCGAAGCAGCTACTGCAACACCAGAAGCACCAGAAACGTCAGCGTCGGCACCCACACCAGCACCATCAGGAGATAATTTTGTATCTTTTGCCGATGCTTTGGATAAGGGTTTTGAGTCTATTGAAAAACCATCAGTTTCTGAAACCGCACCTGTTCCTGCCCCCGCAACAATTCCAGAACCACCAAAAAATAAGGAAGTTATTCCTGCCGCAAAATCAGATATTTCAAATCCTTTAGATATATTGACAAAACGATTGACTGGTAAGGATGAATCTATTTCGCAAACAAAATTGGATGCATCTGATGATTTGGACATTAAAGCTCCAGATAACCTTAAACCTGAAGCTCAAACCGCTTGGGCGCGTTTAACTAAAGATTTGCGTGACGCCAGGTCAAAACTGAAAGAGCTTGAAACAAAAGCTTCTGAAGCTCCTACGAATTCAATTGAGCAAATCGATCTTCAGAATCAATTAGAGAGCCTTAAGAGAGAACGCGACGAGTACGAGTCTGAGCTTAGATTGTCTCGACTTGAGTCTACAAAAGAATATAAACAAGCTGTTTCAGAACCTTTGCAAAGCATTCAGCAAGAAGTTGCGGACCTTGCCGATATGTATAAGGCAGACCCGAGGTCAATTTACGCGGCTATGGTTGAGCCCGATCCAGCAAAACGAAGGGCTTTACTTAAAGATGTTACAACTACGTTTGATCCAGTTGATTCCTTGGCTATTAGGTCGCGAGCAGAAGAACTTCATAAAGTATTTGCTAGACGCGATTTGTTGACTAAAGACGTACAAACTGTGTTACAAATGCTTGAAACAGAAGAGAAAAAAGAGCGCGAAAACTTTTATAAGCAGACTCAAATGGAAATTGAAACCGCGTATAAAACAGAATGGGAAAATATGCAAAGGGAAAATCCTTTGCTTCGCCCCATCGATAATAACGAAGCTTGGAATAGCACAATAAATACAATTCAACAACAAGCACTTCAGATTGAAAATACTGAACTGGACCCTAGAGCTAAAGCTAAACTTACTTTTAGTGCGGCTGCTATGCCGTTTGTTATGAATATATTCCAAGATTACGTGAATAAAGCACAGAATAGGATTTCAGAACTTGAGAGTCTTACTAAGGAACTTAGAGCAGTTAGTCCATCTGCTGGCGCCTCCAAAGGCTCTGCCTCTGAGATACCGTCTGATCTTAACTTCTTAGACGCCTTGGAACGCGGTTTGAAATAAATTTGCATAAAGTATTGACACGTTCCAACCGGTTGATACTTTTATCTAGTTCGGTGCAGGTATAAAGATTGAGATCCTTTCCGAACAAGACCTATAAAGATTGAAATGGTCTAGCAGAAAATTCGGGCATTAAAAGCTCTGGGATGCCGCCAGGGAAAAGTTTTGACAGTAGCGACAATGGATAGTTCCGATAGGAACTGGCATTGTTACTACAAATCACAACCGACCCCTTGCGCGAGCTGGGGGAAGGATGAAAGGAAATCGACACTAATATGGCTACTACGTATTCTATCGAGCAGCTTCTTGTTAAAGAAGCAGGTCGTATCGGACCGGAAATTTATCGCCGGACGATCGACACCTCCGCTTGGCTCAAGCTCACCAAGCAAGAAACCTTCCCCGAGGAGATGGGCGATGTGATCAGCTCGGTCACTTTCGAGCGTTTCTACCCCTCTCGTTCGGTGGCAGCCTCAACCGCTAACGGTTATACCGCTGGCGACATCACGGCTGATGCTGGTTACAACTGGCGCACCCTGGGTTCCAACCCGATCGATCAGACGTATACCGGATTTAATCCGTATACTCAGACGATCTCGGGCGGATCGACCCCTCCGGTGTCCTCCAGCTCGCCTTCGTCAACCACTGGTAACGTTCTGCCTCAGCCTTTGACCAACGCTTCGTTCGGTCAGAAGCTCCGTCAGTATCGCTTGCAGTGGGCCTCGGTTGACTCCCCTGACATTGCCCTCGAAGACTTGCGCTTCGCGGTAAAACGTCGGGAACAGCTGTCCAACATCATGGATGTCCTCACTGAGTCGACCTCCTTGGTTTGGCAGGATCGTTATCGTCAGCTGTACACTGAAAATGTTGCAGCCGAGGGTAACCTCGTCATCCCCAGCGCTTCCACCATTGGAATTCTTCCCGTCAAGTCTGACGGCGCAAATTCGTACAGCGTGACC